GCTTCGGATATTTTTGTAAAACGGCTAAGGTTACCATTTCGAGCGTACTCCCACAGGGAGAGCATCTCGACATAGCGAGCTTCAGTTTTAGCAATAGCGGTGGTGGAGTATAATAAAGGATTGAAGGATCCTTCTTCAAAGCATTTATAAGCGCCTTCAGCGAAGAAAACAACAGTTTCAACAATGGCATCAATTAAATCAACCGCTGTTAACTGTTTTTCCATCGCTCCGACGGCAAATACTTCAACTCCATGAATGTTACATGAAAGGTCTTTAGTAAATATGCCCAAGGTTACCATCATAGATAACACTCGGGATACTTTCTTAAAACCAGGATTGCAACAGACGAGTTTCCAATTCGACAAACCAGTTGTCATAAGACTCAACCATTCAGGGGTGGAACCCTGAGGGGTATAATCTTTAAACAAATCGTCAGCAATAACTGTAATGTGGCCAACTAGAGATTTGGAACAATAGGTTTTGGCGTGCATAACTGAAATGCTGATAAATTGGCGTTTAGAAACACAATCTGCTAACGCTAACCATAAAGCGACAAGATCCTCAATCTTGCTTAACATCTGATCTGAAACTTTTGCAGCCACGTGTGAATGCATCCGTTTATATAGAGGAGAAAGAAAGCCAGTTTGGGGCTTGAATTTTCGCTGTAGATTGGCGTATTTGCGTTTTTCTTTTTTGGACATAGTTGCAAGAGCGCGCTTTTCGAGCTCGCGCTTCTTGGCTTCAACATTTTTTGCGAACTTCTTCGCACAGGCAGACTTGTATTCGTCGGCTTGTGGAGTAAAAATTGGCAAAATATGTTTACAAAATAGATATCGATAATACATATCTCTCATACAGAGAAACAGGATAACCAATACTATACACAATAAATATAGAAAAATAATGCTTAGGGGCATCAAACCGTTAAGAAATGAATTAAAAGTAAGACATTAATTTATTACCGATGCGCGTCTCGACGCATGGGCTGAAGATTGTTGTGTGAAATTTGTACACTTTTTCCGCGTGGAGTGTGTACTCTAGTCATCTTCCTAACTCCTTTCGTCTGGCGACGAAAGTGAGAACTAAATATAGTAATTACTGCCTCTCGGCAAGCTGATACTGCAGCTATATTGTACTCAGAACTGGGTGTTCCCTTCTCAAGGGGAAAGTGTCACCACAACGTTCTTAATACTCACTTATTATCAAAACAATAAGAATCGAAATCGAAAGTAATAATCAAGGGGATCGCCACATGATTGTTACAATGATACAGTAGAAAATGTAATATAATTTAAACGAGAAACCGTCATAACCAAATAAATGGTCGACTGGTCGAATCTCTAATCAGTGATTCATTCAATACCAACACAAAGTATTACAAACGAAATCAAAACTCATACAAGTAGTGAAAACGACATACTTAAGAATTAGATCTCAAATGATGGATTAAGTTTTGTCAGCAATTGATGAACCTGCGACTGACGCAGGATTAAAAAGGTTAAGTTGTATCAAAGAACAACTAGAAAAACTTGGTCAAAAAATTTAATCGGGGCTACCTCTTTAGAAGAACCGGTCCGGAATCAAATGTGCATTAGAAAATGCATCAAGAGAAC